CAGAAGGCAACGGTTACAGTTTCACTGTTACTCAAACAATACAGAACACCAGCACTTATGCTGATTTTGCATATGAGATTACTGGTGATACACGTGCTAATGTTGGATCGACTACTATTACTGCTGCTACATTTACATCTAATAGCGGTGTGGTTACGATCAGTCCTACCACGACTTCTAGTAATGTTTATCAAGGTTCACAGACGGTTACAATTTCTGGAACTGGGACAAATGATACGTTTAGTCTTGTAGATGCTGCAACTGTTTACACTGCTGGATCGTTCAATGTAGCAAGTATTTCAGAAAATGGTGGTACAGCTACGTTCACCCTTTCGGGCACCAATATTCCAGACGGCACTCTTGTTCCCTATACAATTACAGGTATCACGGCAGATGATATCGTTGGGGCATTGACTGGCAACATTACAATGAATAGTAACTCCGGAACGGTTGATGTTGAGGGAGTCGGTGATGCTTCAATAGAAAACGAAACTCTAACTTTGACTGCGGGTGGTCAATCCGATACGCTTGGTCTTACTGATGCTGTTCCTACTGTTACTTACACTGCGTCAACTAATACACCGGTATCAGAAGGTTCTAATATACAATATACTATCGTAGCAACGGAAGTAAACGGTGGTTCGTATGAAGATGTTACGGTTACAATTACTGGCACTGCTTCGAGCAGGGTCACCGCTGGTGATTTTGCAATCACCGCAGCAGAATTTACTTCGGGTAGCGGTACGGTAACAAAGAATTACAGTGTAATAAACAATTTAGTATATCAAGGGAACGAAAATGTCACCCTCGATGCGGTTGGTGATACTTACGGCAATTCAGCACCACAACAAACCGTGACTATTACAGATGCAACAGCAACCTTAATATCTGTCACTGGTCCTACTCCGATCAACGATGGTGGATCCGCTCCTTCCTTCACGGTTGATATTAATCCATCAGTATTAGAATCATATATGTGGTTCTTTGTACAGGGAACTACTACATCAGAATCTGCGACAATTCGGTTTGTTGATGATTTCACAATTAGAGGTAAGGGTAACTTTGGACCAGGTGGAACAAATAACACAAGCGAAGTGAGCAACGGCAACTGGTTAACAGGATCAGGAGCAGTTGCGAGTGATTTTGATATCAGAGCAACGCTGAACGGTTCGGTACTAGCAGATGGAACTTATAGTGTTGAAGGAACATTTGGTACATGGTTTAACTTCGGAACTGCTACGACAGCACAGTTAACTTGGTCGTTGACTGCAGATGCCTCTCCCGCTGGCACGTTATCTACCGCAGACATTAAGTTTGAAATTAGAGATGCTTCTACTCTAAGTATTTTGGATACCTATAATTCTTATGATCTAAAATTCCAAATTGATGAGATAGGGAACGGATAATGACAATTAATTACACATATACTGTCAATTCGACAAACTATAACCCCGCTGCTACTACATGGCATTTCCGTGTTGTTTCTCGTGGAGCAGGGGGCGGCGGTACTGCTGGTGTAGTAGTAGATGACTTCGATGTTGCTTCTGGCACTCAAGCAATGGTTGGTAACACAACTGATATTGTTTTGGGGGTAAAAGAACAAACTGGTACAGAAGGCACTAGAAATTTCACCTTAGAAGCGGCAGATAATGCATCGTTCACTGGAAAAGTCACGTTAGATTTGCAGGTTGATGACGGTAATGCCGCTGCAACACCAACATATGCTATTCAAGGTTCCAATCCGCTTACTGTTAGTGAAGTTGCCTCGGCACAAACCATCACAGTCAATACTACTAACGTTACAAACGGAACTGCTTTATACTGGAGCATTACCACTGATGCTCCCGGATCAACACAGGCATCTACTGACTGGTCGGCATATAACTCAGGCGGCACAGGATTCACAATCAATAGCAATACGGGTTCGTTCACTATTGACGCACTTGCGGATGCTACAACAGAACCTGCGGAAACTTATTACTTACATGTTAGAACGGGTAGTGATACCGGAACAAGTGTTGACTCGATTCAGTTAGACATCACGGATGATAGTCAGACTCCTGCAGCCGGATTCTCTGTATCTAGTGTAACAGGTGTTTCTTCAATAGACGATATCACTGGATTGCCGACCGTTGATCAAGAGATGACTGAAGTAATTGCAGTATCAAACAATGCTCCGCTTGGTGAACCCACTACTGCTAGTTTCAGTTTGAATTCAGATGGAACGGTTTCTTATAGCAACCAGACTCAACAATCATCTGGTGGTCAGAATAGTGAAGCAGGGACTATAATTACACCTTCTAGCGCAGAAGGAACTTTTTCTAATCCAGGTGGGATTGGACAATATTCTGGTCCTATAGACAACTGGACATCTCAGACCAGTGCATCTCCTGGAGTGGGTCAATTCTATCAGATAAATATACGGGCATACAATGTAGGGACTACCAATCTCTTAAGTCCGTCACTACGTCGTGCGATAACGGCATCGGGTGCAAATTACAACTTTACTGCTGGCGGCGATAACAATTCTTCTACATGGTTTAGAATGAATAATATTACTTCTTTCACCTGTTTTGAAGATACTTTTACTCCAAGCGGGACGACTTATACCACAGACATGGATGTTCAAATAACTATCAAAGAATATAATGGAACTCTTGGAACAGGCACAACGGTGTTTGGTCCACAGACGTTTACTATTCGCGCTAGGAATATTGTATAATGGCAACTACATATAATTTCACAGTAACCCACACTAATCAAGCATCTACTGCTACTGTTTATTGGAGAATAAATGATGGTGTGGGCGGTATTAAAGCGACAGAATTTGTTGCTAATTCTGGTTCTGTGACATCAAATGCTAACCAATCAACTACCCTCATACCCATTCAAGTTGAGGATGATGCTGGTACGGGTACTCGCAATTATACACTTGAAGTAGATGAGGGTGCGGGATTTGCATCATCAACCACCCATGCTTTTACTGTAGTTGATGGCACTCTTGCATCGGCGGCATACTTTGCGGCAAGTTTCGGGAGTGTTGCTAGTATCGATGAAGATCTTACCGAGATTGCTACGTTTCTTGTTGAAACGGGAGGAGTTACGACAGGCACGACGATTGGTTATGATATATCAGGGACTAATATCACGACATCCGATATTCAAATAGATGTGGGAAGTGGTTATGTTACCCCCAGCAGTTTAAATGTTGCGAACGGTACTGCTAATGCCATTACAATAGATGGAGATGGTGCAAGTCCTTTAAGAATCAAAGCGGTTGCGGATTTGGCAGAACTAGCAGACGAAACTCTGACTGTGACGTTGAAAGCAACAGATAGTATTGGTACCAGCACTGGCAGTTTAAGTGATAGTGTGGTGATCAATAACACATCTAACAATATTGTATCAGGTACGTTAGATATATTACCGTTGGGTGGTTCTAACCCTAACAACAGAACTGGTATAGTCGATTGTGACTACACCGAAAACGGCGCAAACATTGCTGCTATTGCTCCCGGATTGCTTTTCCGAATTGAGGATGAAGGTGTAGGTAATGATGTTGTTATCTATGTTGAGAAAATCAACTATACTGATAACCCGACTGCGCCTCCCGCCTCACCTGGTGGACCAGGAACTTTTACGGGCGGGGCAGTTGTAGAAGGAGGAAATACAGAAGCTGCTGGAAACCTTCCTAGTTATAATGAATTCACCTATTCTGCCAATACAAATGTCTTAGCAACATTATCTGGAAAAGGCGGTGAATCATGGAATGCACAATATTCAATCTCGTTGAATCCTGGGACATCTAATCAACCCACAATTCAAACTGAGGGTAACATTCCTTTGAACAATAATTTTAATTTGTTGTCCACATCTGCTCAACAAATAAGTTCTGCTCAAAATAGTACCTTGGCAGTATCGCCTTATTACTCCGCTTTCGGAACCATTGAAACCACACCTCAAAGCATCAGCAAGGACATTAATATAACATTTACATTTACTAAATCTGGTGAATCTGATTTAGTAGTAACTTCGAGATGGGATTACACAGGAACGGTGACAATAGATTAATGGACCATAAAGATAAAAAAACACCCGAAGAAAAGGTAGAGTATGACTACGATTACTCTCGTGCTACATACTATGAACTGATTGAAAAGGGTAAAGAGTCTCTTGATCTTATGATCGAAGTTGCTCGTGAATCAGAACACCCTCGTGCGTTTGAAGTTCTTTCTGGTTTGGTGAAAAACATATCCGATGTCAACGATAGACTGATGGATCTGAATAAGAAACAAAAAGAAATGTTAGAACCAAGCAAGAATCAAGCAAAGCAGATCACCAATAACAATGTATTTCTCGGTAGTACAACAGACTTACAAAGGTTGCTACATAAAGTAGAAGATGAAAAGGTGATAGAAATTGACTCAAGCAATTCGAATGCAGAATGAAACATATCAATATAACTCACTAGTAAAAAGAGATGGTGTAGTTCAGGAGTGGACCACAGAGGAGGTCCAAGAATATGCAAAGTGTATGGCAAGTCCTTCGTATTTTGCGGAAACATATGTCAAAATTATATCACTCGATAAAGGTCTCGTTCCGTTCGATCTTTACCCTTATCAAGAAAAGATGTTCGAGCATTTTAATAGCAATCGTTTTACTATTATTCTTGCTTGTAGACAGAGTGGCAAATCTATTTCGTCTGTCGCCTACTTACTCTGGTATGCAATCTTCAATCCCGAAAAAACAATCGCAGTCCTCGCAAACAAAGGTTCTACTTCGAGAGAGATGCTTGGACGTGTTACTCTCATGTTGGAGAACCTTCCTTTCTTTTTGCAGCCCGGTTGCAAATCTCTTAACAAAGGGTCTATTGAATTTTCTAATAATTCTAGGATTGTTGCTGCTTCTACCAGCGGGTCTTCTATTCGTGGTATGTCTGTTAATTTGCTCTATCTCGATGAGTTTGCTTTTGTTGAGCGAGCAGGTGAATTCTATACTTCCACCTATCCGGTTATCTCTTCCGGTAAAGACACGAAGGTTATTATCACGTCTACGGCAAACGGTATCGGGAATATTTTCCACAAAATCTGGGAAGGAGCAGAGCAAAGAACGAACGAGTTTAAATCCTTTCGAGTAGATTGGTGGGACGTTCCAAATCGAGACGAAGCATGGAAACAAATGACAATTGCCAACACTTCGCAATTGCAATTCGATCAAGAATTTGGTAATACTTTTTTCGGAACAGGGGACACCCTAATAAACGCAGAGACACTTTTATCGTTAAGATCAAAAGCGCCCCTGCGGGTACTAGAGGGTGGTCTTATGTTAGTTTACGATGAAACTCGGCCGAGTCACGAGTACATCATGACCGTTGATGTCTCGAAAGGAAGAGGACAGGATTATTCTACGTTCACTGTTATTGACATAACGACCAGACCCTTTAAACAGGTTGCTGTGTACCGGAACAACACTATCTCTCCAATACTCTTCCCTAATATTATATATAAGTACGCGACTGTTTACAATGATGCATATGTGGTAATTGAAGCAAATGATCAGGGTGCAGTAGTCTGTAATGGTTTATACTACGACATCGAATATGAAAATGTACACGTTTCATCTACAGTAAAATCTTCTCACATCGGGGTTGAAATGAACCGAAGAACCAAACGTCTTGGTTGTTCGGGTATCAAAGATCTAATGGAATCGAAAAAGTTAGAAATTGTAGACGAACAAACAATTATGGAAATATCGACCTTTGTTCTGAAAGGTCAGTCCTATGAGGCAAGCGAAGGTAACCATGACGATCTTATGATGAACTTGGTCATGATGGGGTACTTTATACATACGGAATTCTTCCATAACTTGACAGACATTAATCTTAAAGATTTAATGTATCAGGAACGTATGCAGCAAATTGAAGCAGACGTGGTACCTTTTGGTTTTATAGATGATGGCAGCGATGTTATCGACGAAATAGAATCTCGTGAAGATTGGGAAAGAAAACAATGGCAAGTGTGGTCAGAAGTAGACACTTTGGAATATTGGTAAATCTCAATTGTTATAAATAAAAGCATTGAGATTAATACCGCATTATGTTTTCTTATCATAGGTAAACGAAAAAAAAGGACACGATTATGGCAAATCAATTCGCGTCTCCAAACATAACCGTAAAGGAAATCGATCTTAGTGGCGTAGTGCCATCAGTCGATACTTCTACTGGAGCGTTTGTAGGAGACTTCAATTGGGGACCAATTGAGCA